TGGGGGCGTTAGGTTGCTTTTTCCTTTGGTTAAGTTATCCCGTCCTGTGAGGCGGGATTTTTTTTGTGCTACGATTAATCGTTGGCAAAACGGGTTAGCGCCGTGGGAATGAAGATTTGAGAGTGTTGTTCGCCCAACCCTGCTTTATGGGAGTGCCAACTTCATTTGTAGAAAACGAAATAGCATATCTTTATCCATTTCTACACGGTAATAAACCGGTAAATAACCGGTAAATAACCGGTAAATAACCGGTAAACGGCAGTTAAAAAGCAGGCAAACGGCAGTTGACTGCCAAAACCGGCAATAAGTACTTTTTCCCTAGACTACATTTATTATTACTTGACACGTTTTTTTATTGTTTGATATACTACGCACATCAACGGCTTGGTAACCCGTTGTAGCACAAGACATGCGAAATCCCGAACCCTTACAGAAGGAGCGGGCTTCGTCAAAGCTATGTAGAGTGGTCTTGCACTCTATGTATGCGGCAACCAAGCCTAAAGCTCGTATCTTTCTGTAAGGGTTTTTTGCTTTCTGCCGTTACTCTCCATAGACTCTATCGGGCTTTGGGTTGGCATGAGGGAAGGGTAGGAAGCCGCAAGGTGTAGTCCCCAGTCCACCAATCCTTCTACGTTCTTATCTATGGAGTATCGCGCAAAGAAGAGCAAGCGCAAATGGGGGAGATGCCTTGAATGTCCGTGGTTCAATTCTGCGGGTGGCAGTCAAGGTTTGGGCGGCCATGCTAGACAACTCTACAGTTGGAAAGCGCCCAGAGATAAGCCCGTGTAGACGCGAGCTTATCCCACCGGACACTCAGTATGTGGCTCCACAGTGGAAAATCCGCCAAAAGTGATTCAGTTCACTAGGCGGAGCGCTGTCCACCGAAGCCTAGTTGTTCACCACAGTGGAACTAAGGGTAAACACCTAGAGACACCTTGCAACACACGCATGACAATCACATCCATGACTTGCAAAGGAGCAACATGGAAGACCTTAATCCCACCACTAGGCGCTATCCCCGCACGCTTGCGGAGGCTTTCCCAGGCGACCAACCCACATGGATATACCGCGAACGTAAAACGCGGCCTGTAGGGTATGTCATAGCGGGCGTACTGATTTGTTTGTTTGTTTTTTTAATGAGGAATATATGCACCCCCTGATGAACACCCTGGTTGAGATACACCACAAGCTCGATGAGATAGGAGAGTTGTTGGAGGAGCTGGCGCGACAGCACTCTGACGCTTTGAAAGAAAACGCGGAGCTCAAGGACAAGATGTTTTGGGTTCAAGAACCTGATGATGGGAAATGCTGATGAGCGATATATCATGCACAACTGCGAGACAACCGGTGTTCAAGTTGGATGACTGGATCTACTTGCCCGTCTACAACAGGCCTTCATCGAATGCTTTTTGGATAGGCCCATGCCAAACGATATACAGCTCTCAAAGGCTTTACTCCCAAGGTGCAACCATCGACCTGATGGATCTTTGGGAAAGACCTTGGTTGATGCAGATGGTCAAGGTAGAGAAAAACGCAACGATGGGAGAGGTTAAGAAATTGTATTTGAAAGCGTTTGGACTGGTATGAATACATTCTTAAACATCCTTACCTGGTCGCTGATCACGGCTGGCTGTATGTTGATTGCCATTGTGATTGGATTGGCTTTTTTTGCTTTAGTGGAGTTACTCAATGACAGACGTTGAACTGAACAAGGCCATCGAGGTGGCAGGCGAGGCGGTGTATGGCGGCTTTGCGCAGGATGACTCATTCGAGTATTTGCTTTCTTGCGCGGTGTTGGAGCTGGCCAGTAGGCTACAGGTCGAGCTCGATTCCTACAAAAACCTGATGGAAGAGATTGAATTGATGAAGGCGCATGTATGACTGAAGAAGACGAAGAGTTTGAACGCATCGAGAAAGAATCAGGGTGGCGCAAAAGACAGATCCAAGAGGAAGATGAGCGACCAAAGAAATGGTATGGGTTTGATGATTGCGTGATTGGTGTAGCCAGTATTTGGCGAGATCAATCTATCTATGAAGTCCTTGTGTATAGCGGAGACGCTATGGTCGAGTGGCTGATGGAAAGAGACGGTATGACAGACGAGGAGGCGATTGAATATATTTCTTTTAATATAGAGAACGCTTACATCGGTGTTAATACTCCGGTAATTGCTTGGAAAAACGATGATTGGGATGAAGAATGAAATTAGAACTGAACAAAATAAGAATAGATGGCGGAACACAATCAAGGGAATCAATATCAGAGCCTCTTGTAACCGATTACACAGAGGTGCTCATGGATGGCATAGAGATGCCACCAGTTATTGTTTTTTACGATGGTCTACACTATTGGTTGGCTGATGGCTTTCACCGCTATCATGCCCACAAAAGAGCAAAGCGCACAGAGATTGAGAGCGATGTAAGGAACGGAACAAAGCGCGATGCCAAAGTATTTTCTTGGAGCGCCAATGCAGATCATGGATTCAGAAGATCCAATGACGATAAGCGCAAGGTCATTACGGAAGTATTGGCGGACATAGAGTTTGGTAGCCTTTCTGAGCGAGAGATAGCTAAACTTTGCAAGGTCTCATACACCACGGTATCGAGGGTAAAGAAGTCTCTTGAGATCAACACCAAGCCTGTTGATAAGCCCGAAAAACCCAAGCCCCCCACTACACAAAGTGCGCCTCCCGTGGACGAAGACAAACTCGATGAGTTGGCTACGGAGAATGTTCATCTTACAGAAGAGAACCAAAAGCTAAGAGATCAACTGACCATCAAGCAAATGCCTATTAGTGAAAACGCTAAGGCTGAGATCACAGAAACTATGGAAGAATTGCGTTCCCAGATTTCATCACTTGAGTCTCAGCTCAAATTCATGACGATCAGTAGAAATGATTATCAGAAGAAAGCGGCAGATGCAATTGACCAAGTAAAATACTGGAAGCGTAGAGCGGAAAAAGCAGAGAAAAAGTAACCCGAAGCTGGGCGGTATCCCAGCAGGAGCATTATGTTAAAACTCAGAGAGCACCAAGCTGAAGTGGTGGATAAACTCATTCAGGGATTCAAAGATGGACATAGAGCGCAATTGCTCTATGCTCCAACAGGATTCGGTAAGACAGAAGTGGCGATGTATATCATGTCGCAAGTAGCCACCAAGCGCACGGCTATGATCCTAGACAGGATTGTGTTGGTCAATCAAACCAGCACGCGCCTTGCGAGCTACAAGATACCCCACGGGGTGATGCAAGCGGGGCATTGGCGCTACATGCCACACGAACGCATTCAAGTATGCTCAGCGCAAACCTTGGAGAGAAGAGACACTTTTCCTGATCTTGAAATGCTCATCATCGATGAGTGCCATGTTCAGCGTAAGAGCGTTATAGAGTTCGTCAGAAAGAACCCCCATATCAGGGTCATAGGGCTCACTGCTACGCCTTTTACGGAAGGTCTAGGGGATACCTATACACATGTGGTTGGAGCGTCTCCTACGAAGGAATTGATTGAGAAGGGTTGGCTGACCCCACTGAGAACCTTTATCGCAAAAGAAATCGACATGACTGGGGTGACCAAGGTCGCGGGTGAATGGTCTCAGGATCAGGTGACCGAGCGGGGCATGAAGATCACGGGCGATATCGTTACCGAATGGATCAAGAAAACCAATGAGATATTCGGTGGACCTCGAAAAACTGTGGTGTTCTGCGCGGGTGTAGCCCACGGCAAAGACCTTGTGCGCCAGTTTGCAGAACAAGGATACAAATTCAAGTCAATCAGTTACCTTGAGGAAGACGACTACAAACGGGAAGTGATAGAAGACTTCAGTAGACCTGATACGGAGATTCACGGGCTGATCGCTACCGACATACTCACTAGAGGTTTTGATGTCCCTGATGTCATGATAGGGGTCTCCGCGCGCCCATTCTCCAAGTCATTCAGCTCCCATGTTCAGCAGATGGGCAGGATCATGCGCCCATACCCCGAAAAGAAGTTTGGAGTTTGGCTAGACCACTCAGGAAACTATCTCAGGTTCAGAAAGGATTGGGATGGTTTGTTCGAGGACGGGGTAAAGGAGTTGCTATCGGGTGGAGAGACCGCTAAGAAAGAGCCCACCGAGAAAGAAAAGAAAGACTCCAAGTGCCAGCAGTGTGGTTCTTTGTGGATTGCGGGTGCGTTGACCTGTTATCACTGCGGGTATGAGCGTCCAATCAGGGGTATATCTACTCAGCCAGGCGAGTTGGAGGAGCTCAATGGGACGCTATTTAAGATTGCGGACAATCAAAACTTCTATTCAGAACTTATTTACTATGCCCGTAGTCGCGGTTATAAAGACGGCTGGGCAGCGCATAAGTATAAAGAGAAGTATGGGGCTTTCCCGCCTCGCGGAATGCATTCTCAGCCGATTACAACCTCACTCAAAACAACAAATTGGATCAAGTCAAGGCAAATTGCTTGGGCTAAGTCTAAATCAAAGGCTTATTGATGTTTCAAGATTTTGCATTGCAACATGGTTTGGTGATAGACCATTTGATTTTAGACCGGTGGGTTCGCGTTAAGACTTTGGACAAACCCAGCAAAAAGAACGGGGCATACATTTTTGATGGTAGGTTTGGATCAATCATTAACTTTGCCACTCACGAAAGCCATATCAGCTATCGAGAAGATACAAACTATGTGCCCACTCCCGAAGACCGAATCAAGAGGGAGCAAGCCAATCAAGAGCGCGTCAAGCGACAGGAGGAGGCTAAGCGCAAAGCCTCCTACATTATGCGTAGTGCCGTGCTTTCTCAGCATCCTTATCTCAAGCGCAAGGGTTTTGAAGACAAGGGATATGTATGGAATAGCCTCCTGATCCTCCCTATGCGTATAGAGGGTCGCTTGGTGGGTTGCCAAATGATTGCGGAGGATGGGACTAAGCGCTTTTTGTCGGGGCAAATCACCAAGGGAGCAAGCCTCGTTATTGACAATAAGGGAAGGGACATTCTTTGTGAGGGGTTTGCTACCGCCATGTCGGTTCGCAGAGCTCTCAAGCACCTCAAGTTAAGATACAAAATCCATGTTTGTTTCTCTGCAAATAACATGGTGGAGATCGCCAAAAGCCTAAAAGAGCCTCTTGTTATTGCTGACAATGACCCTGTTGGCATCAAGACGGCGCAAAAAATAGCCTCATGCTACTGGTTAGGAGAGGCTGGGGAGGACTTTAACGATGCTGAGTTGAGGCTTGGAACTGGGGGGGTGGCTGACAGTCTCAGGGCTTTCTTTTAGTGCCCATTGTGTCACCTGACTTGATTTGCAGAGAACACATTGTATCGACTGACAGACCCCCAGTTGCTCGCATCGTGTGGGTTTTCGAGTAACCCATTGCGTTTTTATTTCCAATCTAGGTCTATGCCTCTCATGTAGTAGATATCACCAGTTTTGAGCTTGATTCGGCTAAAATTATATTCTGGTGAGCTTTCTTTCTCATCTGGGAGGCATATAGCCCCATCCAAATCACAAGCGGATAAGTAGCGCTCATCCACCCCATTATCGGGGTAGACGACTCCCTCATACGCCGGCACAAGATCGCCCCGTAGGGCGAGATCGTCTCTCATTCTGACTCGCATGGATTATTTCTTCCGTATGTAATACCGGCTTCAAATGCTATATAAGTATCCATCAAATGTGTATACCCTTCAAATGAATCTACTGATTCGTTATCTTTCAAAAAGCGCAAAATAGTTTGGTCATCGCACTCAGAAATACTTCCGCGATACATTTCATAAAATGCTTGGTCGATTGGTGATAGTGTCATAATTTTTTCCTTTAAAGAACAGATAAATAATTTTTTAATACCTCAAAGTCTTCTTTGGGTATCTCCTTGCTACCATAATCGAATATCAACGATCCATACGACCAAAATCCTCCGTGTTGCTCATCCCAATCGTCTTTATCACCGCCCCGCCACTCCATCGCAACTTTGTTGGTGTATTTGTCGGGGCTTTTATTTGTGGCAAATAGATACTTTGTGTCGTATTCCATATCGCCATTTCTTTCGTGTATCTCTCCAATGTAATGTTTAACTGGTTTCATTTTTCATCCTCCTCAATTTCCATGTTATAGGCTTTGTTTTCTTCTCTTTCAATACCATCCATCCACTCTTCAACATAAGGAATGGGAGGGAAGTCTTCCCTTACCTCCGTTGTCCCATCGTCCCAAGTGATTTGGACAGCATAAGATTTAATTCTGCGATCAAACATTTATACCTCCGTTTGTTTTAATGAATTAAGAATAGTTTCGAGCTTTTCGTAGTTGGCTTGAAAAATGTCACCTTCCATGTTGTAGATGATGGTCATTGCCTCATCTAACAAATCAATCAGTCTTTTTAAAAGATCATCATTCATTTTTCATCTCCTTCATGTATTTCTTTTACACCACAGATGCAAAGCATAACCTCTACGCATTCCGGATCGATATTAAAGTGATTGCATATCTCATACCAATCCATCGGTATGATGGTAGGGTCGAGCTTGACCCATCCTCCTCTAGGCAGGACACGATACCCAGCCTTTTCAATTTCTTGTTGAGTTAACATAGTATTCTGTCCTTTCCAGTCTCTTCTTCAATGATATAAGTGAATCCGTGTCCAGTCTCGTCATAATCCCATGTGTCATCTATTTCATGGGCTTGAGCGATTGCGTCCTCCATCGAGTCGGCATGGATCAAATATTCGCGTGTAATTGTTTCTTGAATGTAGTATTTCATTCATCCTCCATGTTTTCATAGTTTTCAATAATGTTGAATTCATCAATAATGTTTTGAGGCACTTGTTCAACAAGCTCCTTAATGGTTTCGGGTAAAGGATATTCGCTATCCTCTCCGTCTTTCCACTCACCACAAAAAGCGCACCCACTCTCATAGTAGTATGCGTGAACCTCAAAGCCCATTTCTTCTAACTTTTCATAAGCTCGAACTGGTGGAGACCATGCGCTATCAAAAGCAATGTGAAAACAATCCACTAGAGTTGTTCCTTCAATATCGGTAACATCCCACTTAGTTCCCCAGTTCTCAATCGCCCACTCATACCAAGTTGGATGACCAAAAAATTCAATGTTCAATTGCTGGGTTAATTCAAGTAATTTTTGTTGGTATGGGTCACCCACATATCCTTTTGTCGTATCTGTAAGCTCTTTAGGGCAAGGTATTAAGTTTTGTAAAAAGCCTTCTTTAATCCCGTCAATTGCTTTTTGCATCATGGCGGGGTCTGAATGAGATAATCTCAAAGTGTTGTTGCACCAATTAGGCATGATTGATTTCCTTTTCTAAAATTTCTCTAACAAGTTCTCTATCTACACTATCTCCCTCGAAGGGGGTCGTTTTGTTTTTAAGCCTCATTTTGATGGCTCGCTGAATCTCTTTGTCTGTTGCTATGGGATAAATCCCATTCCTTAAAGAGTAAAAGCTCTTACAGTATTCAAAAAACTGGGTTTCGTTATACATTTTTAGCCTCCTGATCTGCCGTAAAAATCTCCATGACAACCCAATCATTGGGTATCTTGGTTGCCTCGCCATAGAGCAAAGCCTCTTCCATCGATTGAAAAATCCCCAGTAATGAAAAGCCATCCTTTGGGTTTCCTGTTGCTATTGTGTATTTCATTTTTTTCCTTTGAAAAGTTGCACAAGACCCCTCGCGGGGTTTCGCTTCATTAAAGCTCATCAGTTGTGCTGAGTAGTTTTTGGAATTTATCGTAGGACTCGCACTCCCAGTCGCTCATCATGTCCGCGGGCTTGATGTATGCGGGGTTTCCGGTCATGCCCATATATTGAAAAGCCTCTTCCTGCGCCTCATGCATGGTTTTACATTCACCCAAAAATGTGGAGTTGTGATTGAATATGATGTAGCTCATTGTCTCGCCTCCATTCTTCCGCGATTGAATAGGCTCAATGCTAAAAATCGGTCTGCGGGGTTCTCTTTGGCTACCATTTGCTCAAGGCGCGCGAGGGTCATTCTGCCTCGCTCGAATTTATATCCGGCTTGGATGTAATCGTTTTCCGTGTATTTCATGGGTTCAGTCTTTCAAAAGTTTGGAGGATGGTGCAAAAATCGGTGATGTTGTTGGGCGCGGGGTAGGCGGTGCAAGTCATGGGGCTTGAGCCCTCATAATCGTAAAAATTGAGGGTGATCTCATCTAGGTTAAAAACCCAGTCTCCATCCCTATCAATCTCAGCCTTGTAAGCCTTGTAAACCGCGTGAACGGCTTTTTCTAGTTCGTTGGGTGTCATGGGTGCAGTCCTTAAATATAGGTAACTGTGACTGTGTAGCAGTTCGCGTGTAATCCGCTCACTTCATCGATATCAAATGAGCCCTCTTCGTCTTGAACATCAAAAGAAGGATACATTCTCGCTTTGCCGTGAAAATGCTTTGGCATGGACTTAATAAAGTCGTTTAACTCTATTTCTTCGTCATCGCTTAGTCCTGAGTAATCCGCGTTTATGATGGCGCTCAAATAGTGGTCGGCTATCATGTAGGTGTATTCAATCATGGTTTATTCTCCGATTAAGTAAAAGACTGGGGACATAAGAAAAGAGAGCCCGCCCACAATCAATAGGGTTTGGCTCGGCTCACCTTGTAAGACTGTCGCGGTATAGCCCGCCCAGCAAATGAGAGCTTTTAAAATGAAATAGCCGTAGAATTTTGTTAAAAGTGTTTTCATGGTTTCCCTTTGTAGTTGCATGAGACCCCCGAAGGGGTTTCGGCTCATTAAGCCTCATCAGTCATGCTTAGACTTTCGATGCATCAAAACAAAAACAATAACCCTTCCCATCGGCTGAGTCACCATACCTCATGCCGTCCAAGTCCCAATCAAGCGCGTGCTTTTTAATAAGCTCCTTTACCGCCTCAAAGTGGCAAAAGTGATAACTATGCTCATGAGGGTATGGGATGGTGACGGCAAAGCCTTTGCTACTTCCCCAGTCGGCGGTATAGGCTTTGATTCGAGCCCCGCGTGAGTTGGTGGGGCGTATATATTTTGTGTGAATAGCAATCATGGTTTAAGCTCCTAAAATAATGGTTTTGTATTCGTCCGAATAGAGTGGATCGTTTGACTTATAAAGGCGCACTTTTTCGGGCGCGTCTTCGTTTCCAAATAGCACAAACGATTGAAAATTAAGGTCTTGGAAAGTGTTTAAGTGAGTAGATCGCAACCAGTCGCAATCCTCTTTTGTGTTTAAAAATTTTGGGTTCATTGGTTTAAGCTCCTTTTTTGATTGAAAACATAGAATCCCCGATAGTGAGGCACATAGAACCGCGCTTTAACATTTCATCGATCCACTCAAGCTCCCAGTCCGTCCACTTGTTGGAGTCGAATTCATGGGAATATTGGAAAGTCCAACCCTCGCGGGTTTTTTGGTGGTAATGGATTTGCATTGGTTAAACTCCTTTAAGTTGCTTAAGACCCGCTCGCGCGGGTTTCGCCCAGTCAGGGCTCATCAGTTAAGCTCAGAATTAAGACCCGCTTCGTATTGAGCTTCCTCATCAGAATTAAAGGCTTGCTCTCCAATAGCCCCCAAAACAACGCGAAGACGCATATACAGATCATTTGCATCATCAGCAAGAACACAATTAAGGTTTTTAGAAGTGAACATGATTTGGCGCAAGTTTTTCAAGACTTGCTGGGCTTGGTCATCCAATTTATAAAGGGCGTCAATTTCATCATGAGGTCTCATAAGTTCTCCAATTGGTTAAGAAAATACACTCTCAAATTTTCAAGGTGTATACCTTAATAGCAGACAAGTTTCGTGCCAACACGCGTAAGTCATTGATTTATAAGGGAGTATTTATGTTTTTAGGGGGTGTTTTAAAAGGGCGACAAAAGACTGGGCGGGTTGCGCGTTGGCTCATTCTTCGTTTATACTCGCTGAAAATTGAGGGGAGAACCACTAATGACAGCAACGAACGCAGAAAAGCCCGCTAAAAAGCAAGCCCGCATTCCCAAGCTCACGAGATCACAGATAAGGGAGGGGCTGGAGCAAGTGCCGATAGATCACATACTGGGGATAAGAGGCAAAGAGAATGGACTCACCAACAAGCAAAGAGAATACGCTAAGAAACTGGCACTAGGAACAATGAGCAAGAGACAAGCATACAGGGAGACATATAACGCTAAGAGTGAATACACGCTCGCTAGTGATCCGTATAAGCTCGCCAGTGATCCACGCGTAGTCCAAGAGGTGGAGGCTTATAGGATCGCAATAGAGGCGGAGAAACACCGAACCCCCGTTCAATTGAGGGCTCACCTCATCCATCAGTTGGTCAATCACTCTATCAATCCCGAAACCCCTCCGGCTCAGCAGATCAAAGCACTAGAGCTAATCGGAAAGCTCTATGAGGTCGGAGCATTCATGGAGCGCAAGGAGACAACTGTTATCCATCAGTCATCCAATCTCAAAGCGAAGCTGATTGAGCGACTGAAGGCGGTCGTTGATGTAGAAGTAAAGGCAAAGGATGACGGATTGGACTTGCTGGACGAACTAAACGGACAAAAAGCTGATCTCAGCGACCCCACCGCTCCCCCACCACCGCTCAGCGAGCGCGTGCCCGCGTGTGCGCCTACGCATACTATTCCACTCATACAACCCTTAGAAAAATCTGATAACCTTCCCAGCGATGATCTGGCGGAACCCCCCCCGTCAGTCTCTGAAATGAAATAGGGTGGGGGGTATATTTTTTAAAAATAACGGTCAGGTGCCCATTGTGTCACATGAATTGTTTTTGAAGTTATATAGGTGACACAGTGGGCAGTAAGAGCATATGAAAAGAAAAATAGTCAATAGTATCAAAGAGTTACGTGCGATGAGGGGGGTGCCCATTTTTAAGAATCTCGAAGAATGTTTGGAGAAATTGATGACGGAGAAGCAAAAGACGGTTTTTTTGGTGATTGATGAATGGTGGAAGGAGTATGGGTATGGGCCTTCTATAGATGACATCATGTACCAGACTGGGGATAAGGGGCGGGCGAATGTGCAGAGGCAGATCAAGGCGCTTTGTGACTTGGGGGTGTGTAAGAGGCTGCCCAATAGGGCCAGGAGCGTACGGCCTGTTTATGTTAACTTTAAGAACATACAATGAACAACGAGCAGATTATTGAAGCGATCATGAAGATGCCAGATGAGATGGCGGCTGAGATGATGGTGATGTTTGAGACGTACAAGAGAAGTCTGAGCATGGAGGAGGCGCAGTCGGACTTTATCAAGTTCACGCATGAGATGTGGCCGGGGTTTATAGACGGTAGGCATCATAAGCTGATGGCGAGGACGTTCGAGGAGGTGGCTGAAGGAAAGGTGAAGCGAGTGATCATTAACATGCCGCCTAGACATACGAAGTCTGAGTTTGCGTCTTTTCTTTTACCGGCTTGGTTTTTAGGTAAGTTCCCACATAAGAAGGTGATCCAGACATCTAATACGGCTGAGCTGGCTGTGGGGTTTGGTAGGAAGGTGAGGAACCTGGTGGGGAGCGAGGCCTATGCCAGAATATTCCCGAATGTGAATTTGAGGTCTGATAGTAAGGCCGCGGGTCGGTGGGCGACCAATATGGGTGGGGAGTACTTTGCGATTGGTGTGGGTGGTACGGTGACAGGTAAAGGTGCGGATCTGCTGATCATTGACGATCCCCATTCTGAGCAAGAAGCGGCTTTAGCCCAAGGAGATCCATCGGTTTTTGATAAGGTGTATGAGTGGTACACATCTGGACCAAGACAGCGTTTACAGCCGGGCGGGTCTATTGTGGTGGTGATGACCAGGTGGAGCAAGAAGGATCTGACGGGCAGGATTGTTCAGTCTGCGATAGACAGGGACGGGGAGGAGTGGAAGATCATAGAACTCCCAGCAATTATGCCGAGTGGAAATCCTTTATGGCCAGAGTTTTGGCCTTTACCCGAGCTGGAGGCTCTCAAGAATGAATTGCCTGCGGCGAAATGGAATGCCCAGTACATGCAGTCTCCTACAAGTGAGGAGGGTGCGATCATCAAGAGAGAATGGTGGAGGGTATGGGAGGAAGAGGATCCTCCTCCTTGCGAGTACATCATCCAGAGCTGGGATACGGCGTTTACAAAATCTGAGCGGGCGGATTACTCTGCATGTACGACCTGGGGGGTGTTCCATCTCAATGAAAACCCCAACGATGTTAATATCATTTTGCTTGATGCATTTAAAAAGAGGATGGAGTTTCCAGAGCTTAAACAAGTGGCGTTTCAGACCTACAATGAATGGACGCCGGATTCGTTTATTGTTGAAGCTAAAGCATCCGGAGCGCCACTTATCTTTGAACTTAGAGCGATGGGAATTTTTGTAGAAGAGTTTACGCCCAGTAGGGGAAATGATAAGATGGTGAGAATTAATTCTGTGTCTGATTTATTTGCAAGCGGCAAAGTATGGGCGCCTGCAACCAGATGGGCGGATGAATTGATTGAAGAGTTAGCGGCCTTTCCTAATGCCGATCACGATGACTTGGTGGACTCAAGTACACAAGCTCTGATCAGATTCAGGAAAGGTGGGTTTATATCATTACAGACGGATGAGAAAGAAAGCCCTTCTTTTTACCGCCGTAGATCTGCTGCATATTATTAAGGACACATATGATTGAAAAATCTCTTTACGAAGCACCACAAGGTATAGCTGGACTGGCTCAAGATGAGGAACCGATAGAGATTGAAATCGTAGACCCAGAAGAGGTCAAGATCAAAGCAGGAGACCTTGAGATCGATATGATGCAAGGTGAGGATGAATCTTTTGGTTTGAATCTTGCAGAAGAAATGTCAGAAGCTGAGCTGTCCACGATGGCTGGGGATTTAGAGTTTGATATCTCCCAAGACAAGGCATCCCGCAAAGAGTGGGAGAAAGCGTATACGGAAGGGCTCAAGCTTTTGGGTCTGCATATGGAGGACAGAACCGAGCCTTGGAACGGGGCTTGCGGGGTCTTTCACCCGATGATTACTGAGGCGGTGGTGAGATTCCAGGCTGAGACCATTACCGAGACTTTCCCAGCTCAAGGACCTGTCAGGACCAAGCTGATCGGCAAAGAAACCCCCGAGATGAAAGAGATTGCCGTCAACATCGAAGACGACATGAACTACGAATTGACCGAGGTGATGAAGGAGTTCAGGGCTGAGCACGAAAGAATGCTCTGGAGTCTCCCAGCCACAGGTTCTGCTTTTAAGAAGGTTTATTTCGATCCTAATCTAGGTAGACAGGTATCGATCTTTATCCCAGCAGAGGATATCATTCTCCCTTACGGCGCGACAGACATGGATACATGCCATAGAGTCACGCATGTCATGAGGAAGACCAAGAACGAAATCCTAAAGCTACAGTCAGCTGGGTTTTACAGACAAATAGAACTCCCAGAGCCCACCAGAAGTCAGGATGAGATCAAGAAAGCCAAAGATTATGAGACTGGCTTTAGTGATTTGAATGACGATAGATACACGCTTTATGAGTGCCATGTGGATTTGGATCTGGATGGCTACCAAGATGTGGATGAGGATGGAGAAGAGACGGGGATCATGTATCCATATGTGGTGACCATGATCAAAGGGACAAATGATGTCTTGGCCGTGCGTAGAAATTGGAAAGAAGATGACGATTTACGCATAAAACGCCAGCATTTTGTCCATTATCAATACATACCTGGCTTTGGCGCGTACGGATTTGGTCTTTTTCACTTGATTGGTGGGTTTGCCAAGTCTGCTACGAGCTTAATGAGGCAACTTGTTGATGCAGGTACGCTTTCCAACCTGCCTGGAGGCCTCAAATCACGCGGTTTACGCATTAAAGGTGACGATACACCGATAGCACCTGGAGAATTCAGGGATGTGGATGTGGCATCTGGCAATATCAGGGACTCGATACTGCCTTTACCCTACAAAGAGCCCAGCCAAGTGCTCTATAGTCTACTTAATAACATCGTAGAGGAAGGCAGAAGGTTCGCGTCCACAGCTGATATGCAAGTATCAGACATGAGCGCCCAAGCTCCTGTAGGTACGACCTTGGCTTTGCTGGAAAGACAGCTCAAAGTACTGACTGCGGTTCAAGCACGGGTGCATTTTGCGCTTAAACAAGAGTTAAAGCTCCTCAAGAACATCATTCGAGACTATACCGATCCAGACTATACCTATGATCCAGAGTATGGCGGAAGGAAATCCAAGCAACAAGACTACGATAAGGTAGATGTAATCCCTGTGAGCGACCCCAATGCGGCTACTTTGTCTCAAAGGGTGATTCAGTATCAAGCGGTTATCCAGATGGCGCAGATGGCGCCCCAGATTTACGATTTACCGCAGTTACACAGATCGATGTTGAGTGTTTTAGGCATCAAAAATGCTGACAAACTGGTTCCTTTGCCCGATGACCAAAAGCCCGTGGATCCAGTATCCGAAAATCAAGCGGTACTCAAAGGAAAACCATTAAAAGCCTTCATGTACCAAGACCACCAGTCGCATATAGCGGTACATCAGGCGATGATCCAGGACCCCATGATTATGCAGATGATTGGTCAAAACCCGATGATGCAGACCATTATGGCGGCCCTACAGGCACATATGGCCGAGCATGTGGGTTACTTATACAGACAGAGGGTGGAGCAGCAGTTGGGTATACCTATGCCTCCAGAGGACGAGAAATTACCGCCACAGCTGGAGCTGGCCTTATCCGGCATGATGGCGCAAGCGGCCAATCAGGTCTTACAACAAGACCAAGCAATGGCTGCACAACAGCAGGCTCAACAACAAGCTCAAGATCCCGTACTCCAGATGCAACAAGCCGAGTTGCAGATTGCTCAGCAAGAGGTGCAGATCAAAGCGGCCAAACAACAGTCTGAAGCTCAGATTGCGCAGGCTAAGTTACAACTTGAAAAAGAGAAGATTGGGGGAGACCTCAAGCTCAACGCCATGAAAGTTGGCGCACAAATCCAAAGTGACAAACACAAAATTGCGTCACAGGAACAGCAAGTCGGTCTTGAACTGGGAATTGATATTGCAAAACATCAATCCGATAGAGATCTTACCGCCAGACAAGCCGCGTTACAACACGGGGAGAGGATGGCGCAAACTAGGAAACCAGAATGATAGATGAATTCGCACGCGTATTGCGCGAAAAAATACGCATCGACATGAACAACTACGCCGATGACATGGCTGGTGGTCAGTGTCGCACATTTGAAGAGTACCAAAAACTTTGCGGGGTGATTTCAGGTCTAGCCATCGCAGAGCGTTATATCCTTGATCTGCTAGAGAAAGAAAATGAAAATGAGTGATTTAATTTTACCGCCAGGAGTTCCTGAGATTGTTCCTATTGAGCAACCCGTAGAGGACAATGAACAGAA